AAACCCCTGTATTTATCGGCATTCTCGCCTCCTCCAAGGCGGTCCCCGCTCATCGCCCATGTGATTCCGTTGGAACTCGAACGAAAGCGGGGGAATCCTTTTATTTATTAGTGTTTCGGGGGATTTCATTTCTTTTATGGGGAAACATTTGGCAGATTTATTGCTTAATTATGTTGATTTCTCCCTTTAATCGGATGACTTCTTTTCCTTTTCTTCGTCAAAATCTTCGAAATCTTCGATGTGTGCACGGCATGGGTATGGGAATTGATTTGATACCCAGCGGCGGACGGAATCGGTTTCTTCGGCTGGAATGTAGCCGAGCTTGCGGCGGTCGGTAGCATGGATAATCTTGATTGCATTATGGTCGTACTTGTTCGTTGGCTCGGGGATGAGCAGCGCGTCGAAATATACACCAGCAAGATTCTTGATGCCGCGAGCGAAGTTAATACCTGCTATCTTGGTGTGGTAAATGTTTGGGTATAACTTGGACCAATATGCCCCGTCGTAATCGGGAAGAGGCCCATTGTATGTGCCGGCAACGATGGCATTGTGCGTATCCCAGTCGAAGGCTTCATCGGCTTGCCTGATGGCTTCTTGTTCGGCTTCAGACAATGGTGGGCGTGCTGGTTCCGACGGTTTCGCCTGTTCGATTTTATCCAAATGTATTTTCCCCTGGCTATTCAGGTAGAGATACATGGCGATGACAATGACTGTGACTATTATTATTATGGTTATATTCATTTCTATATATTTTTACGTTTTTGTCTTTCTTCAGCTGCGCCAATAGAAAATGGATAATTATCTAAGTCAGAAATCTGTATCTTTGCAAGTTTCTGCTCCAGATCCACAATGCGAGCATCGCGGGCCTTTATCATATCTTCTTTGTCGGCAATGGTGCTCTTTAGCTCGACAATTCGGGCCTTTAAAGTCTCAATGGTTTCATCTTTTGCGGCGAGAGCGGCATTAACCGCACTGCCTGGATCAATAATCGATGCGGATTGATGCATGTTTTTGTTGCTAATATCGGCAGCGAGCATTGGCTCATCGTCTTCACCACGGAGCCACTGAAGGTTGAAGATGCAGCCTGATGCGGTTTGCAACTTCGTGATGATGTCTTCGGTGACTTCAGTCCTATCTTTTAGAATGCGCGTGATGGTGTCTTCGCTGACACCCATCAATTCGGCCAGACGTTTCTGTGTTTTGATACCTTTTTCTCTCTTCAGGTAATCGAACGCTTCCGCAAAAATATTGTTCCTTAGCCGCATAAATCCGCGTAAATCTGTTAAAATAATATAATAATCCGCACAAATCCGCACCAATCTTATGGTGGTATGAAAATAGTTTGTATATTTGCATCCGAAAGTATGTAAGTAATCAAACAATCGGGCAAAAGAATAGCCGTCAGACGGGAAACCGCCTTTGCACATTTAATCCAATAGCAAATATACGGCTTTCTTCCCGATTTTTCCAAATAGTAAGTAAACATTTATATAATTTTAAGAAAGCTATGATTAAGGAAAAAGTTGGAAGAGACGACTGGAAGCAGTTGAAAGTTGGTGAGACTGGCGTGTTCACGCTGCCCGATGAACGGGCCGTGGAGTGTGCTCGCGTGGCTGCCCAGGACGTAAAGAAGTACGACCATTATGAGTTCGAGCGCATCAAGGTTCCCGAGCCTTTGACGATTGCATTTAAGCGTACAAAGTGATGGACAGGATACTGAGGGCTGAGATTGTGGCCACGGTTAGGCAGACGATGACGGAGGTGCTGGAAGGTGCCGACGAGGTGTGGCTGTCGCCGGAGGAGTTCTGCAAGCAGTTCGGTATGTTCACCCCAGAATGGCTGAAGAGGAATGGCGAGCTGCTTCCCAGGGAGAAGGCTTGCGTGGTGATGCCGGATGGTTCGGTGAAGGAGACGCGCAGCTGGGCATATCCCAAGCACCGCATCAATAGGATGATTGCGGAGGGGAGACTGAGACAAATGGCCGCTACCAAGTAGCGGCATACAAGGAAGGAAAAAGCCGGAAACAATGGTGCAAACCGGCAAATGGAATAAGGGGATGTTTGGCCGACCGTTCAGCGGTGATCCCTTGAAATGCCTCGGATGAGCTTGGGGGTTCGATTCCCTCACCTTCCACTACGCCGAGGGACGTGCAGAGGCAATCCCGGCAAGTAATGGCAAATTGAGACACTGGCGAACAAGCCGAAACGGCATCGAAAGAGACCCAAGGTAGGTGGGCGTGGAAAGAGACGGCATGAAAGAGGGCCGTGAGTACTGCCACCGAGTAGTGGGGAAGTTCCGAATCCTGAATGCTCACGGGATGGGCGAAGGATTGACATCGATGAAATCGATGTGGATCAAAGAAGGATAGGTAGTAGTGTAAGGCCGAGGGAAGTGTGTTGAGATGGTCTTGCCATGAACATTTGAAAGAAGACTAACTGCCCAAAACGCGAATGGGGTTTGTACGGAGGTGGCGACCGTAGCAGTATCACTATATATGGTATGCCGTGTCTATGGCAAGCGCGGGTCCGAATCCCGCAGTCACCGGCCGAAAGGAGACTGGCGACTACCCATGAGGGAGGTGTAGCAGGTTCGATTCCTGCCACGGCAACAAAGTAGCCTGTGAAGGTGAAACGTCGAAAATGTAATAGGTTAAACATTGGGCGGACATGGCCCTTAATGGCCAGGTAACGCTGGCCGCCCGCTTTTGGAAGTATTTTCTTTTTCATAATACATAGCCGGCGTAAAGGACGCTGTGAGGTGAGAGCCCTCTTTTAGTTGCTTTTAATTCTACATCCGATTGCTGGATTGTGCCAACGGACTAAGGCTTTGAACCGGGGGCTTGGCGGTGGAGCAGTAACCGCCACTTTTTTTGCGATGCAATCGCATTAAACAAACGGGACATTTATTCACTAAAATATTAAGGCTATGAAGGAATTTATTGAGATTATGATGAAGGACATCTATGATGAGCACTTTTCCGCACGCGAGTATGTGATCTACGGCATTCTTACGCCGATAGTGTTAATAGTAATCATGGCTTTGGCCGGATGCTTGGAAACTATGTGATGGATGATGACCTTCTTTTTGGATGGGACATGAGGCACAGGCCTGGTCCGCGTATCATGCCAACCTCACGAAGAGGCAGGATGCTTTCAAAATATGAAGGCTACGGTGACGTTCCAAAGGGATTCGTCACCGTAGATATTTCTACACTCGATGGTCAGATATCCAAGAACGCTCGTTGGCTTAGTAACAGGAAACTATGCATTCCCATCAAGGATTTTGCAAGGGCAAGAAAATTGACCATTTATGAACAATGGACACTTTTCCAACATTTGAATATAAATCTGTTCTACAATGAAGGGAATCAGCGCAGATGGTACCCGCCAAGTTTCAAGGCTGCACTTATCACAGCCGACAAAGCCGGGAAGATGAGTGACTTCACCGGCTTGTTCTGGGACATACGGCGAGACGATCCCGAGACCGTGAAACATTTGGAAGAATCTATAAGGGAATGGCAAAAGAAACTCGACATTGTTAGTCATGATGTTTGGACTGCACAATCAAATCTGAAACTGCTGTATGACAAAGTGAATTACAACAGCATTCTTACTCTTCAAGATCGCAGGAAGCTCAACATGTACGAAAATTGTGTACGCGAAAATGAGCCTGTTAAAATTGCTCTGGAAGCGAAGGTGAGAGCATTACGTGACTACATTGAAAGCCGTTCACTTGAATTTTAAAATAAATTTAAATATATGCTGACACATTACATGCAACCCCAAGAGATTCTGCCGGAGTTTTGGCAAGACCTCAATCGCTCGACCTATTGGATGACCAAGCAATCGGGCGGTGACAAGGGAAGAATCATGGCTTTGAAAGAGATAACGTATTACTTGCATCAAATAGACGATTTCAAGCGCACGGAAACCGTATTCTACGATTCTCCCAAGACTGGGAATCATTGGATGATGTGGGATGCCGTAAGGATGACCCGAAACGGATTGAAGCCTGAGTTCTACCGCGTATGTTTCCGTATGCTTGAAAAATATATGTGCGTAATGGTTCCGACGACATTCAATGTTGAGAATAAGAAGATGAGTGGTGTAACCATCTATACGCCACACCTATTCCTGCGTATGCATGAACGTTTGGGCGTTGACATGACCGACCGGCTGAAAGTCATCAGAAACTTCTGCGAGAACTTCGTGGTCACTATGATGGATATACGCGAACCGCGTGGTGACGAAAAGCATGACCAGATAGTGTGCCGACTTCCAGGTTCTTGGATGCGCGGCCATTTTATCAGGGTTAAAGATGAATACGTCATCATTTATCGGACATACTACACCGACAAGACACTGACACCCTATCAGTTCAAGGAATTGAAATCATTCCGAAAGGTTGCCGACAAAATTAAGAACTACGGCGATTATGAAGAATATCTGAAACAAAAACAACAATAATTAAGAAGATTATGGAATTTGAAGGAAGAATTATCCGTGTGCTGCCTACGAGGGGTGGCACCAGTCAGAGAGGTAATGAATGGAAGGCACTGCCTTTCGTGTTTGCGTACTACGAGACTCCAGACCAGCGATGGGAAGACAGGATACTTCTGGAGACCTTCGACACGAACCAGATGGCGCAGATAGCACAGTTCTGTGAAATCGGAGCAGATGGTAAGGTGGTCGTTGAAAACGGCAACGTGAAACTGAAGGTGCTCGACATCAAGTGCAAGTGTGGATTCTCACACAATGTAAAGGATGTTACACGAAGAGACGGCAGCGGCACCGCCATCCTCAACGAGATGCGATGCTATAAACTGGAGATCGTCGGTCAGACTCAGCAGCAGCCCCAACAGCAGCCTACAGCATCGCCTGCTCCGGCAGTAATGCCAATACCAGCCGACACCGACGACCTGCCATTCTGACAATCATAAATTAGGAACTATGGAAAAGAAAGACAACATCCTCAAATATCCTGAAGAGGCAGACATCCTGAAACATAAGGACAAGAGTAAGAAACAGCCGTTGCCGACGATCACCGTCGAGAAGGTTCCTAACGGCTATGTGCTTAAATTCGACGGGATGAAGAAGCGTGAAGGATTCCTTTATTTTTCCCCTGAGAAACTGCTTGAAGGATTCATGTTACACATCGGTCTTCACATGACTGATGAGCTTGATACGGACATGATGCAAGACTTCATCGTCGGGGCCATCAATTACAGCACCAACGAGAAATGCATCAAGGAGATTGAGAGACTGAATGCTGAATTAAATGCCGTCAAACGCTCACGGAACGGCATGGGTCGCAGAGTGATTGAAGAACGTACTCGTCTTCTGAAGGTGATTGACATCGTTGAAGAACTGGAAATCTACACCAAGAAGGAAAACAGGACTGAATACAACAACCTACGGAAGAGACTGCCCAGAGTGAAGCCGCTCACACTTGAAGAACTCGGGATCTCCATCGAAGCCGAGGATAATGATGAGGTTGAAGAAGAAGAACTCGCACGCAAGCAAGAAGAAAGACGTGAACGTGAACGAGCCCGTCAACGCAAAAAATATGCGGAGCAGCGCGATAAATGTATAAGAGGAGCATGATATGCCAGAAAATAACAATAATCTACCAGAACTGAACAATGCTGAGTATTTGCGACTTGAACAGCTGCGGCCTTACCTGCTCGATCCACGCGAAGACTACCCAGAGCCTTATTATATGTTGGAGTACAATGGGGTACCGTTCTCGACGATTGGCGGTTTGGGAGCCATTAGCGGTCAGAAAAGAATGGTAAGTCATTCGTTCTGACCCAACTCATGGCGGCGGTTCTCGGCAATGGATGCGAGCGCACCAACCTGTTTCTGCCAGGCTTGAAGGTACCCGAGCGCACGTTGGAATATCTCGGCCATGAGCCGCGCGTGCTCTATGTCGATACCGAGATGGAGAAACTGAACTCGGCAAAGGTATTGAGGCGAGTGCACTGGCTTTGCGAATGGGATATGAAATACCCCAATGAGCGGTTTAATGTACTTTGGCTGAAGAATATGCCCAAGGACGGAGACAAACGCCCGTACAAGCAACGCTATGACCTCATACGGCTTGCTATTGATACATTGCAACCTGACATCGTATTCATTGACGGTCTGCGTGACCTGCTCGCCTCGATTAACGATGAAGAAAGCGGCACACAGATACTCGATGAACTGGCAAGCATGGCCGAAGAGCGGCACATGTGCATTTGGAACGCCTTGCACCAAAACCCCAACGGCAAGACCGACGATGATGCAAAGATGCGCGGATGGATTGGTACAGAGCTGGGCAACAAGGTGAGCGATACGCTGGTGAGCATCAAGTCGAAGACTGCAAGCGGCGTGACGTTTACGGTGAAGCAACAGGATGCCCGAGGCAAGGACCTCGACGATTGGAAGTTCCAGGTGACCGACGATGCCGGCAACCTCGGCATACCACGTATCACAAACAGCGGTTTCAATCTCCCGAGCAAGTCGAAGGAAGAAGCGCAATGCGATGACGTGGCCATTATCCGTGAATGGATAGAGCAGGCGAGCGGTCAGTTCAACTGGCCGATGACCAGGGCAGACGTGAAGAAGCTCATCTTCGGGCAGATCGGTGGACAGAAAAATAAGGAGAAGCAGCAAGCTGACCTCCAGGCCGCAATCAATATGCACTATCTGGAAGAATCCACGGTCAAGGCAAACGGCTATTACATGCTCCAGCCACCTGAAGAGATGCCCTTCTAAAACGGTGACCCAAATCTGTTTGTATCCCTTTAGGGATACAGAACGGTGACCCAATGCCCAACGCCTGCGGGATGCGATGCCTGCCCGCCTTGAAAGGGGCGGGCTGACGGCAGCGAATCCACACACGCGGGCGACGCGCGTACACGCGCACGTTTTGGTTTTACATATAATCTTTTAAAATCATGCCGAAAATCAACGATGATATTATCAGGGCGGTTAATGACGCAGCCAAGATTGAGGATGTCGTAAGCGATTTTATCAAACTACGGAAGTGTGGCGTTAACTTCACCGGCATTTGTCCGTTTCACGAAGACCGTCACGACGGCAACTTCATCGTGAGGCCTTCGACCGTTAGCGAGAAGCGCGGCGGCAATACATACCGCTGCTTCGTCTGCGACAAGAAGGGAGGTCCCGTTCAATTCCTCATGGATGCAGAGCACATGACATTCCCAGATGCTATCCGCTATCTCGGCAAAAAATATTGTATAGAAGTGGATGACGTACCGCTCGACTGGACACCGCCACCACCACGTCCGGCACCGCCACCATTGCCCGTACTGGAGATACCGCGAGAATGGGTGAAGCGGACAATGGAAATGAACAATACGCTCATGGGGTGGATTCCTACTGTCAAATGGGACAGTTCACAGCGCGACCGCATCAGTGAAGCCTTGTGGCTCTATTGCATAGGAGGCTGGAAAGACGGGCGCACGGTGTTCTGGATGATCGACCAGAACGGCATACCGCGAGCAGCCAAGCTGATGCAATACATGGCCGACGGGCACCGCGACAAGTCACGCAACCCTGGCTGGATATACAACCAGGACGGCTGCCGCGAGATATGCAAGCCCGACGAGCACGAGGTGCTGAAGCCGCTGTTCGGCATGCACCTGCTGAAACGCTACCCGAGGGCCACCGTGAAGATAGTGGAATCAGAAAAGACCGCGTTGCTCATGGCGATTGCTTACGGCAACCATGCCGGGCAAGTGTGGATGGCTTGCGGAGGGCTCGAGAACCTGAACCGCGAGAAATTAAAGCCGATTATTGAGCAACGGCGCGACATCATTCTCTATCCTGACCGGGACGGGATTGCCAAGTGGAAGGCGAAGGCCGAA